CAATGCAGAAACCCAGAGTATTCATATCAAACATTCTTTGCAGAGTACAATGAAGATGCTTGTTGGTTAGATGATCTTAAGCCTGCGTTCGGTGAAAGTAAATTCTTTTTTGAAAATTGATTCCAAGGTACACTAAATACTAATATGAGCAGTCAAAACACAACTGGTGGCGAGTTAGTAAAAACACCTTATACTAAAACACATTACAAAAATCAAAAAGAGATTGATGACTTTGTTAAGTGCTGTGACCCTGACAATGGGTATTTGTACTTCATGGATAACTTCTTTTATATACAGCATCCGACTCAGGGTAGTATTCAATATCATCCATATGAGTACCAAGAACGTTTAATTAATACGTATCATAACTATAGATACTCTATCGCATTGATGCCTAGACAGTCAGGTAAGTCTACATCAGCCGCAGGATATCTATTGTGGTATGCTATGTTTAGATCAGATGCTACAATTCTTATTGCGGCTCACAAATACACAGGCTCACAAGAGATCATGCAACGTATTAGATATGCATATGAAGCATGTCCTACGCATATTAAAGCAGGTGTGACTACATACAACAAAGGATCACTAGACTTTGAGAACGGCTCTCGTATTGTCTCAGCAACGACTACAGAGAACACGGGTCGTGGTATGTCTATTACACTTCTATACTTAGATGAGTTTGCATTCGTAAGACCTACGATTGCGGAGCAGTTCTGGACTTCTATTACACCAACACTAGCAACTGGTGGTAAAGCAATCATCACATCTACTCCAAACTCTGATGAGGATCAGTTCGCATTGATTTGGAAACAAGCAAATAAGAACATCAATGCACAAGGAGAAGAACAAGAACTAGGTGTTAATGGTTTCAAACCGTTTAGATCATTCTGGAACGAACAGCCTGGACGTGATGACAAGTGGGCAGAAGAGATCAAAGCCCAATTAGGTGATGACAGATTTGCACGTGAGATTGGTTGTGAATTCTTAATCGCTGATGAAACACTCATCAATCCGAACACTCTAATTATGTTAGAATCAGTAGATCCAGTAGACAGAATGGGTCAAGTGAGATGGTTTCAAAAACCCAAGAAAGGAATGATCTATGTATTAGGATTAGATCCGTCATTAGGTACTGGAGGAGATCCAGCCGCTATACAAGTCTTTGAAGCAAACACAACAACACAGATAGGTGAATGGAAAGACAACAAGACAGACATTCCTAGACAGGTTAAGTTGCTAGGAGAGATTATTCAATACATCGTAGAGCATACAGGTGAACCAAACAATGTCTATTACTCACTTGAAAACAACTCTATCGGAGAAGCCGCTCTTATATCTCTTAAAGAGTACGGTGAAGCAAATATTCAAGGTATCTTCATAAGTGAAAGAGGCAAAAAACGTAGAGGATACAATACTACACAGAAAGTAAAACTGGCCGCTTGTGCTAAATTCAAAACACTAATGGAAAGTAAGAAAATGAATGTAAAAAGCAAAGCACTCATTAGTGAATTAAAAACATTCGTAGCATCTGGTGGAAGTTATGCCGCAAAGATAGGTGACAATGACGATTTAGTCATGTCAACACTACTTGTAGTCCGTGTATTACAAGACATTACAGACTTTCACAGTGATTTAACTGAGCATATGCGTGACCATGACGAAATGGTTGCACCCTTGCCCTTCTTTGCTGTGATTAACTAAAAGAGATAAATAATAGTATGGCAATTGATCAGGAATCCTTTAATAAAAGACTCTACGATATCTTTAAGACTCGTGGGTATAAACCTTCACCTAAAGACTCAAAGAATGAAAGAACAAATCCAGAGACAGCAGATGTCTTTGAGTTTCAGTTCGTCAAAGATGGCAAAAACTATGGTAAAGCATGGGCGACTATCGACAAAACATCATCACTAAATCTCTACTACGATGATACTCAATCAGGAAGTCCTGCAGGACAAACTAAAGGAGTAGACTATGATGATTCTTGGACAGGATTGCTAAAGCATTTAAAACAATGGGCATTATCTAAGCAACTAAACTTCGGATTACATGACAGTGATCGTTTAGGTGATGATATGCGTCAACGGGATTATTACAAAATGAAAGAGAAAATGAATGAAGGTTATCATGCTGTCAATCAAAAGACATCATACAATGATAACATACCTAACGTCAAAGTTGTTATACAACACGATAGAGCAGTCCGAGAAGGAGAGCAACGTTGGAGAAACGTTCATAAAATCTTTGTAGAAAATACAGAAGGTGAAAGATTTGCAGTTCCAACTAGAATGCCTGGCATTGCTAGAGTATATGGAAGACATGTAGCAGAAGGTGGTACACCTTATGATGAACGTGGTAAACACATCACTACATTAGTAGAAGAATACACTAAGATGGCAGGCTTTGTCCGTGCTACTCGTAGAGGTGAATTCAATGAATCAGTTGCAAAACTTATAGCAGAAGGTGTTAATCATCACAAGTCATTAAAAGAATCTTTGCAGAAGATGCAAAGTCATAGAGGATACAATCACTACTTTGAGTCTTGGACTCCTCCGTTAATGGAAGACGATAGTGATTCATCAAGCATTGCTGAAATGTTTGCACAAGGAACAATCGATCCAAGAATCGAAAGTGTTCTACCTATTCTAAACAGATTAAACAGTGGCATCATTAATGAGATTGAAGAAGTCAATGAGTTAGATCAATGGGCTAAAGAACTTACAGAGATGGATCAAGTTGAGGAAGCAATTAAACTTCCAGAAATCACACCGCAGATGGGTGACAATGGATCGAATTCACAAAGTGTCATATCAGGAAAATCAATCACAGAAGAAGAAAAGAAAGATACGCATTGCTCAGCCAAATGCTGTGGTGCAGATGTAAAAGCAGAAGACTGTGGATGCTCACCAGACTGTCCACATTGTAACTGTAACAAAGACTTAACTGAAGATTCTGGTTGTGCATGTGGATGCGGACCAAAAGACAAATGTACATGTGATGCAAGTTGTTCTAAATGCGATTGTGGTAAAGAAAAAATAGATGAAGGCAGAGTTAAAGACATCATACACGATGCTATGGACATGTCCAGAGAAGAATTTGATGCAAAATATAAAGGTGAGTGGTCTTACGATGAAGCAATTGCAGACTATAAAGACAATGACAATGATCCTATTAACGAAGGCAAGTTCAATCAGATGGTTGTTGATGCACTAGAGATGGATGAAAAAGATTTCGCAGAAGCATATCCATTAATGGCACATAGATATAATGATATACTTGATGCATTTGACGAAAAAGATTTACAAAATAAATTAGATAAACCTGAACAAGGGGAATTGTTTTCTACTCAAGGTGAACTTGACATAACTGAAGACTCTTTAAATAATGACGAAATTGCAAAAAATGTCAGAAGACAAATAAAAATCTTTAAGCAGGATGCTGACGGAGACCAAGACGAAATTGATACACTGATTAAGAATAGAATCAGGACTTTAAAAAATCAAGGCGGACCTAACGAGCCTAATAGGGCTAGAAGACGAGATATAGGTTATGAAGCAAGACTTCTATTAACATATATGAAAAAACATGGTGGTATTCACTCTGCAAGGAATGCAAGAGACGGTGCAAGAAAAGAAGCAGATCGACTTGCTAATCAGGATGATTCTGACACACTAAGTATGCAAGACAAAGTTACAGTAGGTAGAGCAGGAGTAGGCATTGCAGGTGCATTAGCCGGTATGTTTGCTGAGAATCAAAAAGTAAATGAATTCATGCGTGATGAGTACGATGATGATAAGCCAAGTAGGCCTAAAAAAGGTAAACTTGTAACTAAAGACGGGCAAGAAGTTGTTTTACCTTTAATAACACAAGACTTTAGAGGTGATGAAATGATTGTCACTGGATACAAAGCACCTGAACATTCCAGTTCAACTGGAAGAATCTATACTGATGACGGTATGAGTTACTTCCCAGGTGTAGCAAGTTTAAAAATTATAGACCATGACTATAGTAATGACATAGATGAAGCAGTAATAGACGATACAGATTTCTCAGCAAAAGGTATAGACAAAGAAATCAAAATGGCATATGGCATCTTAAACGATCCTAGATTCAAAGGTGGAAATCTTGCAGGAGCCATCAAAGCAATTGAAGGCATTATGCCAGGACTATCTGAGCATCCAGGTGTTAAGAAAGCAATCTACAAGACTCAAAATGAACCAGACAATTTAGAAGAAGCAATTAAAATAGGCAAGAAAGGATTCTATGTAAACGTTCACCCACTAAGTGGCGAAGAAAGTCCGATGTCATTTTCACAATTTCAAAGTACATGGTATGATGAATTTAAAGATGATCCAGAAGCACGTAATATTACTTCAAATCAATTATCACTCAAGTTTGATACATACATGGATGAGTTAAATGAAAAGATCGGTGAAACTAAATCAGGCGGAATGACATTTGCCGGAAACTACAAAACAGGGAAAGCAGGTCAGTGGAGAAACACTGGACCGACTAAAGGAAAACCTGCTAAAGTAGGAGACTTAGTTGGAGCAGAAAGTAAAAATGCAGATGATGAAATGTCTGTACATCAAAAACATGAACCCGATAATATGTTAGAAGATATATTACGTTTAAGCGGCCGCAGTGAATATAAAGGTAAAAGCACTGGCAAAGGTGCTGGCACAGAATATAAAGGCTATGGCAGATAAGAAAAAGAAACAATCGAAAGTTTATATGATACCAGAAAGCGAGAGTAGAAACTCTCACACTTATCATTACACTGCTATTAAAACAAAAAACTTGACTATTAGTAATACTAAATTAAGATTTAAAAAGTACAACCCAGTTAAAAGAATACATGAGTGGTTCATAGAAGCAAAACTACCCCCTCACACTAAGTAAGGTTATACAATGAGATTTACAGAGTTTGTTATTGAAGCAGATGACTTAGTTAAGAAAAGAAATATTCCTCCCTTAGACATCAAATCCAGAGATGCTGTATCAGTAGATGATACATCAGATGCCTTATCTACTGTAGATACAAGTCAGATTGCAGGCATGGATGATCGCATGGCACAACTTGCTCAAAACAAAGATTTAATACATCAATATACTGACGATCAAATGACTGATCTTATACCTGTTGATGATGAAGAAGATGAAGGCGAAGGCGAAGGCTTTGATGAGCCAAACACTCTACCACAAGAAATTAGAAAAGATTTAAGAACACATGGTGATGTTACTGCAAGATTTCATTCAGTAGAAAACTTACCTGGCTACATGGACGATGCTATTCGTATGATGGGTCAGAAAGTATTTGCATCTCTAACAGCAACTCCAATTGAAGACATTAATGTACTTGCTAATCTAGGAGATCAAGGACCAAACGAGCAACGAGAACTAAATGCAGTTGCTGGTATGGTTAATGCATACGGTGAAAGAAGAGGAGACTATGAAATGAAATTCGATAGAATCCTCCCCGGATATGAAGCAGACATTCGTGTCTATGAATATAAAGATCAAATATTCTGCTTAGTAAAAGATTTTGCTGGCTCTTACGTTTATAGCTGGCCAGCAGAGAATAAAAAACTTAACTAATTACTCAACATCATTCAAAGGATTTTCTAAGATCGTTTGAATTCTTTCTTCTAATTCTTTTCTCATCTCACGGATGTCTTTGTTAATCTCTTTGAAATTATTGTTCATCTCTTTTTCTATAGCATACACATCATTACGAACTTCTCGCTGAGTTGCCGCTGAACTAACTTCGACTGAACGTGCTAGTCTTGAGGCTTCTAAGATGTCTCCTGCTAAGTTATCTTTAATAATTTCTGTAAGTTCTGTTAATCTCGTAATCTCTTGTTGTATTGACTCAGGTTCAAGTGCTTCAAGTTTTGATTCTGCTTCTAACAATCTGTTATAGACTTCAAAACCTCCCCACAAACCACCTATCAATGTTCCTAATAATGGAATGATAATAAGTAACTTGCTACCACTCATTTTTATTCCTTCGTATTCTACTTGTGCCATCTTAATCTCCGTTATTGTTTACTACTAAATGCTTTGCCTGCTTCTGAAATACCAAATGATCCTAGTGTCACTACAACAAAAGAAGTATAGATATAGTCTGATATAACTAATTCTGTACCGGCTAATCCTGTCACTAAGTCTACAATACCAAAAGCAACCATCATTACAAACGATGCAAAACCAATGATTGCTTTCTCATTGATTGTATTGTCGTCCATAAATAGGCCGCTAAAAGTAAATTTCTGTTTTGGTTTTACTTCTATGGCAACTTTTTTTAAATCTTTAGTTAAGGCTTCCATTTCTTTAATCTTGTCAGTAGCCTCATCTAATTTTAAAAGTAGATCGGTATATTTGTCTAAATCTAAGTTCTGAACGACACCATCACCGCCCTCTATTTTGATATTTTCTTCACTCATTACTATTCTCCTGAGTCATCTGGTTCTATTCCATATTGCATAAGAACCATCTTATACAATTTTTCTTGTGTATTTCCAGCCATACGATAGAATCCCATTTTGTTGTCATCTATCTTACTGTCTGGCATTTGTTTGTCATTATACCATTGTGATTTTTTAGCATCACCATACAATGTCATGTCAGTGTAACCACTGAATCCTGCAGTATAACCTATATAGGCTACAGCAATCGTTTGGTCAGAGTATCCACCATCCTCAGTAGGTTCCCCTTGCTGAATATTGTCTAATTGTGCTTGTAAGTTAGTAGATGCTACTTCAGCACCTACAGTGTCTGCAAGGCTCTCTACGGCGTCTGTAGTGCGTTGTTCTTGCATTGTGTTCTGTACTTCAAAACGTTGAAAGTTAGGTGCTTGTTGACTTAAGAACTCTGTTAATCCTGTACCGCTTGATAATGCTTCTGTTAAGTTATCTTCAAACTGTATATCTGTGCCACTAATACCACTAGACCCATCATCAAAAGTCTCTATGAATAATTGTTCTTCTTGCATTGACTCTTGTTGTTGTTCAGCAACTTCAAACGCAGAAGTAGACCCGACATCTGTAGATGTACTCGCAACGTCAATAGATGTATCAACTTGACCAGTTACTTGTTCAAACTGTTGTTGGCTAGAACTCTCTGCAATTTGACCTGTTGACTCAGTTCCTCCCCCACTACCAGCAGAACTTGCTCCTGCAGATGACCCTGAAGAGCCGCCACTAGAACTACTCCCGTCTTGTCCTGCAAAACTTTGACTACCACCGTCAACACCATATGATATTGAACTTGAACTACCATCAGAAATCACATCTGAAATTGCTGTAGCAGTTTGAGAATCATCAGAAATCTCAGCAACAAATTGTGAGATTGCAACTGATTGATAAGAAGGTGTTGACCTTGATGAACTGTTACTAGACGAAGAACTTTGAACGGCCTGCTCCGCTTCCTTCTCTACACGAACTTCTTCTTGTGCGACTTCTTCACGCACTTCTTCTTGTGCTTCTTGGACTTCTTCTGCCTCTTCAACTCTTGCTATTTGCAGTTCTTCAGCAACTACTTCTTCTCTTATTTCTTGAGGAGTTTCTTCAGCAATTAATTCTTCTAATTCTTCTTCACTGATTAATTCTTCAAACGCCTCATCTTCTTCTAATATTCTCTCAAATTCTTCAACATACTCCTCTGCATATAATTCATTTTCTTCATTTTCTTCATCATATACTTCATATAAGTCAGGCAACATATCAAATTCATCTTCTCTTAACTCATTTTCATAATCATAGTCATCATAGTTTGTTGGTTCAAATGTTTCCCATTCAATCATACCATCTTCATTGAATTCAATATTTTCATGCCATTGATCAACTTCTTCTTGTCCGTATGTTATAACATCATGTTCATACCAGTCTTGGTCGGTAAAGGTAAAAAATTCTTCACCGTATGTTTCTACCATACCATACATCATCTCATCTTCATGTTGTTGAAATTCTTCAGTTGCCCATATATCAGCAGTTAGTCTGTTATCTGCGATAGTACCAGTTGGATCCCATTCTAAATCTTGTAGATACATTTGCTCATCATGTAATTCAACATCATAGTTGTCTATTCCACCTACTGCATCTAACACATAGTCGCCAGGTCTGTGTCCATTAAATTGTACTGCTAATGGATCTTCTCCTAATGCTAGAATCTCCTCTTGTCCCATTGTAACAAATACAGCATCTTGTGGAGATAAGCCTTGATCGACAAGCATTTGTTGTTCAGTGTTTAAATTGTCATATGAGATGTTAGGGTCTAGTCTAGGATCATAGTTACCATCTACCATCCAAGGATCATCCTGATAATTATCATAGTTATCATGTTCCATACCCATATCATCGTAATCGCCGCCATCGAATTGAGGTCCGTTATCATAATCTACCCAGCTATCGTCTTCTGGACCATATACTGAGAATGTCATTCCGGTTGATGGGTCAGTCACTAAACCTGTATTAGGATCATAGTTAGGATCATTCATAAAGTCCATATGTTGTTGATATCCCTCACAACTAGGATCAGACATTGGGTCCATGTCACATGATAAGCCGTCTCCAGTATCAAAATCTTGGTAAAAAGTACATTGTTGACTACTCTGTGGATCTTGTTGACATTGATATTCTGTAAATGCAAGATCATATAATAAACAGTCTTCTGAGTATAAAGGATCATTTTGACACGCCTGAGGCTCACCTGAGGCTTCTGAATATAGTATACCTCCACCGTACTCCAAGTATCCATTATCCATCATATCGAAGTTGCCATCGATTGTGCCGTCTCCGCCATTGTCTGTTTCGTCATCATAAAAAAGATACTGAGTATAATTAGCTGGGTCCTTTTGTTCTCCGATTAACACATCATGGCTTTCTATACTTAATTCTCTATAGATCATTCCGTAGTTATCAGGCTTATCGACTTCTGCCCTTTCACTGTCTGTACAACCAGCAGAATCATTAGCACATTTCGTAGACGAATTATTTGCATCAAATAGAAATAATTCAAAACTATTACTAGACCCTACAGATTTGTCACCTGCAGGGCCCTGTCCATTCCCTCTACCATATTCTTGCATGTAATACCAACCAAATACAATATAGTCATCAAATGTTTTAAACATCATTGCACTACTTTCTGTACCAGTGGAAGCGGCAGTACCAGCGATTAAATCAGTGTAGAAAGGAAAGATAGTATCAGTTGCAGTCTTAGTATAACCATTCTGTCCACTACCTAATTGATTGGGTGTAAAGTCACCACAGGGAAATCCTTCACCATGGCCACTAAAACTATTACCTGAAGAACTACTTTTAAAAAGTTTAAGACAACCATTCGTAGCCATCCATCCATGAGTGAATGATTCGTTGTGCCACTCAAAAGAAAAACCAAACTCTGCGACACCAGCCTCAAAAGACCCGTTCCAACAGCCATTGTCATCAACACCGGAGTTATTGCCACCGCACTTAGTTACGCCATTATTATCAACAGCATTTTCGTCATAGTATTGATCATACAGATTGAATAAAGGACCATAGTTATTTGTTGTGTTATAGATAGTATTGGTACCATCTGCATTAGACGAGCCGTAATTAGGGGCGGTCTGGGCTAAGACTAAACTAGATGATACTAATAGTAATAATGCCGATATTATTTTGAATCGTGCCATTCTGCCTCACAACTTTCAGTAGTTTTACGTCTCCCTTTAAAGTCCGGTCTAGTACATTTTTCTATGTAAGCAACGCCATCATCATCGACTGATATCTCATCAACATCAATTTTATCAGAACTGAATAGACTTAGAACTTTACTTTTAGCACCTTTCTTAGAATCAGGTCTTCTTTGCTCATCATTTTCCCATTTTTCAGTTGCTTGTTGGCCAATTGTTCCCATGTACGGACAAGGTGTTCCTGCCATTTCCATTGCTTGAAATACTCTAGGATCCTGACACATTAATGATACTGCGGCTACTTTCATACCCATATCATATATTGTTTTGGACAATTTAATTCTTTCACAGTTCATATCTCTAACAGACTTACCACCTGATAAACCGAATACTTGACCCTGAAACGCTCCTGACACACCTGTTGTACATAAGTCTTGTGAATAACTAGACCCGATACTCGGTGCAATCGCACTTGCTGGTGGTGCCTTAGTTGTGATCTCTTGTTTAATAGTTTGATCAGTTTTGTTTATGTTGGTGTTATTGTTGGTGTTAGTATTATCGTTTTTGTTCTCTGACTTATTATTAGTCGTTACATTAGAATCACTAGTTGAGTTAGAAGTGTTGTTATTGTTATTGGTGTTGTTTGAGGTTGTGTCATTGGTATTATTGTTGTTATTAGTATTATTCGAGGTAGAATTACTATTACTATTAACATTCTGATTAATATCCGAAGTGTTGTTATTGTTATTGGTGTTAGTGTTATTGGAAGTACTATTTACGGTACTATCGTTAGTATTATTGTTGGTGTTATTACTGGTTGTGTTATTAGTGTTATTATTGGTATTGGTACTGGTGTTGTTATTGGTGTTATTGTTGGTATTACTATTGGTATTAGTGTTGTTACTGGTATTATTATTGGTATTATTATTGGACCCACTATACGTAGTATTATTATTGTTGCTGTTGGTGTTGCTGTTGGTACTAGTGTTGTTATTAGTATTGCTACTAGTGTTGTTATTAGTATTATTATTGGTGCTAGTGTTGGTGTTAGTATTGGCGTTAGTGTTGGTATTATTGTTGGTGTTGTTGTTGGTGTTGTTGTTGGTATTACTGTTGGTATTAGTGTTAGTGTTGGCGTTGGTATTAGTGTTATTATTGGTATTATTATTAGTATTATTATTGGTATTGGTATTGGTAGCAGTACTAGTGTTGTTATTAGTATTAGTAGCCGTGCTGGTGTTGTTATTGGTGTTAGTAGAGGTGTTAGTAGAAGTATTGGTCGTGGTTGTATTAGTAGTATCATTACTAGTACTTGCTTCACAATACTGAGTGCCTGCTGTACAGGTGCCAGTAGCCTGAGCAGAAATATTTTGGCTGGCAAATACCACACTAAATAAAATTAGTGCGATTCTCATATGTTTCAAATGCATATTATCGTTTCCTTATCGTAAGTTTAGTTCGCACTAGTATTTATGTTTTGGGAATCGAAAAAGAGTGTTAATACTCACCTATCATTTGATCACAGAGATTGTTGTTACTCAAGTCCCTAGCATATGGGAATCGCACTCTTTGTATAACTTTTTTACAAATGGGTAAATTAGGCATAAATATACATTGACAAAGGACTTTATTAGTGTATAATAGAGTCATGTGTTAGAGATTTATCTCTTAAACTAAACTAGTGAGACTTCGGTCTTGCGACAACACATATAGAACTATAATTAGGCATATATTACAGGAGAAATCATTATGGCCAGTCTAGCAGACATCCGTGCCCGTCTCGCGGCACAAGAAAATAAATCATCCGGATCTAAGTATCCAGCATCTGACGGAGCGATATTCCCTCATTGGAAAATGGACGAAGGAGCATCTTGCTCACTACGTTTCTTACCCGATGCGGATCCAAGCAATTCGTTCTTTTGGATAGAGAGACAAGTTATTAAACTTCCGTTTAATGGCGTGAAAGGTGATCCAAATGTGAGACAAGTAACAGTTCAAGTACCGTGCGTAGAAATGTTCGGTGAGAACTGTCCCGTTCTTGCAGAGGTTCGTCCTTGGTATAAAGACGAAACTTTAAAAGAAATGGCAAACAAATACTGGAAGAAACGTTCATACATCTTTCAAGGCTTTGTACGTCAAAACCCAATTGGGGAAGACAACACTCCCGCGAATCCTATTCGTAGATTTGTTATTTCACCTCAAATCTTTCAAACTATCAAAAGTTCATTGATGGATCCAGAGATCGAAGAATTACCAACTGACTTAATGCGTGGTCTTGATTTTAATATCAGAAAAACTACGAAAGGTCAGTATGCTGATTATTCAACATCTTCATGGTCTAGAAAAGAATCTGCTCTAACTGATGTAGAACAAGCGGCTATTGAAGCGAATGGTCTATTCAACTTAGCAGACTTCTTACCTAAGAAGCCAAGTGAGTCAGAGTTACGTGTCATCAAAGAAATGTTCGAGGCATCAGTAGATGGTCGTCCATACGATGTTGACAAATGGGGTGCATACTATCGTCCATTCGGCGTAGATGCACCTGCAAATGCAGAAAAAGTAGATGAATCAACTTCAAGTGCCCCGGCGCCCGTTGCTCAAACATCTGCCCCAGTTGCTACCCCAGTAGTTGAAACAGCACCCGCTGTAGAGACTCCAGTAGCGGCGCCTGTAGAAACTGCTGAACCATCAAGCGATAAAGCACAAGACATTCTAGCAATGATTCGTGCAAGACAAAGCAATTCATAAGAGTTGCTAGTCTGGGGGAAGGCAACTTCCCCCATTTTGTAGGAGAATACAATGACACTACCAGACGAAAGATTTAGAGCCCTTAAACAAGGGAAGAAATTATTAGAAGAACTTTGCGATCCAGGCAAAACTCCACGTGTACCGAGTCTTATCAGAGATAGGGCGAGAGCGGCACTGAGACATTACCCTGCTGATTACGATTTGGACGACATGGCAGAAGCCTGCCCAGAAATCTTGCAAAAGACATCTAACTCTAGTAGAATTAATAACAAGCAATCAAATCAATAGGAGTTTATTTTGGCAAAACCATTTGACGTTTCCAAATTTAGGAAAGACATAACCAAATCCATCGACGGCTTGTCGATAGGATTTCACGATCCAACTGACTGGATCAGTACTGGCTCATACGCACTCAATTATCTTATCTCAGGAGACTTTGAAAAAGGTGTTCCTCTAGGTAAAGTAACTGTGTTCGCAGGTGAATCAGGCGCAGGTAAATCATACTTTGCCGCAGGCAACATAGTTAAATCAGCACAAGATCAAGGTATCTTTGTAGTCTTAATCGACACAGAGAACGCACTTGACGAAGCATGGCTACAAGCCTTGAAAGTTGATACTAGCCCAGAAAAGTTACTTAAACTTAGTATGAGTATGATTGACGATGTAGCAAAAACTATATCAACCTTTATGCAAGATTACAAAGCAATGGAAGACGGTGAACGTCCGAAAGTTCTTTTTGTAATTGACTCATTAGGTATGATGTTAACACCGACAGATGTTGATCAGTTTAATAAAGGTGATATGAAAGGTGACATGGGTCGTAAGCCCAAAGCACTTACATCTTTAGTAAGAAACTCTGTTAACATGTTCGGAAGTTACAACGTTGGACTTGTTGCAACTAATCACACTTATGCATCGCAAGATATGTTTGACCCTGATGATAAAATATCAGGCGGTCAAGGCTTTATCTATGCATCAAGTATTGTAGTAGCAATGAAGAAAATGAAACTGAAAGAAGATGCATCAGGCAATAAGATTTCAGAAGTAAGAGGTATTCGTGCAGGCTGTAAAGTAATGAAGACTCGTTATGCAAAACCTTTCGAGGGTGTGCAAGTGAAGATTCCTTACGAGACAGGTATGAATCCATACTCAGGACTAGTAGACTTGTTTGAGAAATCAGGCTTGTTAACTAAACAAGGTAATCGTTTAAAGTACATCACACAAGATGGCACTGAGATTCTTCAATTTAGAAAACCTTGGGAAGCAAATGCTGATGGATGTTTAGATAAACTTATGTCTGAATACTCTGAAGTTAAAAGTGCAATGGACAAAGTAAGTACTGAGGAAGATGCACCAGAGATAGTAGAGGAGTAGCATATGAATTTAAACGATCTAGCAAAGATATGGGAAATCATTAAACCTTCAATCAAAGATGGTGACGTACATGAGGCGGCAGATGTATTAGTTAATCATTTGATCGATGAAGGTATGACTGCACAGGAAATCAAAAAAGCCTTTGGCAGTGACAAGAAAATAAAAGAAGCATTATCTTACTTTTCAGAAGATGAAGATGAAGTTTGGGAAGAGGAAGATGCTGATGATGATGACAACGACTGGGACTAGGAGTAATACTTGAATTGGTACACTCGGATTAGCCATGACTTGTCAGTAATACCTGACTTCATTGCACACTACGAAAATGAACTCATATCTAGCAAAAAGGATTGCAGGGTAACTGGTTATGTTGAGAAACATATATCAGCACTGCCGGGCATAACTGAGCATCGCTTCAATCAACTACAAGAAGTTGAAGCGGTGCTTAACCTTCTTAACATCAAACTACGTAAGATTCGCAGAACTCACTTTCAGAAGTACTTAGAGAAATATGCTAGGGCATTGACTTCACGTGATGCTGAGAAGTATGTTGATGGCGAAGATGAAGTCATAGACTTTGAGTACCTAATCAATGAAATAGCCCTGCTTAGAAATAAGTATCTGGGCATAATGAAAGGGTTAGATGCTAAACAATGGCAGATGGGTCATATTGTCCGTCTAAGAACTGCTGGAATGGAAGATATTCAAGTAGATTAGGCGAAATAATTGTAAATAATGGGTAAAAAGGCTTGACTCTGTACCCAAAAGGCGTTATAATACATGTATGTTAAGTAAAAAAGTAAACAAAATAATTATAAAAAAGTTTACCCAAAGGCTTGACATTGCTACCCAAAGGTAGTATAATTACATTATAACGACAACTGACACATTACGGAGTTAAATATGACACAGACTATCACAGTCAAGTACGGAGAGTACAGAAATCAACCAATCGTTAATCAATCATTTGAATTGGTTAAGGGTTATGCAACAGGCAAACGAGGAGGCTTCGTAACTGTCAAAAATGACGGTAACTTCCCCCACGTACAAATTGCTAATGTTAAAATCAAAGTGAATAACATTAACGATATCACATGGGGAAGTGAGAGACCTATCATGGCAGATCAAACAACTGACGTTTCTCAAGTAGAACTTGAATCAGAAGAAGATGCAATGGATCGAATCAAATGCAGATTCAACATACTTGACGATATGGCAAAGGCTACTATCGCAGGGGACATTAGAGCAATGATCGTTTCAGGTCCTCCTGGAGTAGGTAAGTCATATGGTGTTGAGCAACAAATGGAGAAGGCTTCATTGTTCGATCAACTTACTAACAGTCGTACTCGTTACGAAGTTGTTAAAGGTGCAATGACTGCTCTAGGTTTATATGCAGTTCTTTACAAGTACTCTGATGCTAAAAACGTCTTAGTGTTTGATGATTGCGATTCAGTCTTTCAGGACGATCTTGCTCTTAACATTCTTAAAGCGGCACTTGACTCAGGCAAAAGCAGACGTATCTGCTGGAACTCTGACTCTAGTCTTCTTAATAGAGAAGGCATTCCAAACTCATTTGAGTTCAAAGGTTCATGTATCTTTATCACTAACTTGAAGTTTGAGAACATCAAGTCTAAGAGATTACAGGATCACTTGGAAGCATTACAATCACGTTGTCATTTCTTAAATCTTACTATCGATTCTGATAGAGATAAGATGCTAAGAATCAAACAAGTAAACAGGGACGCAACAGGCGGTCTGTTTAATAGCTACAAGTTTGAGAACAATGAAGGTCAAGAAATCTTTGACTTCATGGAAGAGAATGCTCACAAACTTAGAGAAGTTTCAATGAGAATGGCTCTTAAGATTGCTGACTTATTTAAAGTCACTGGTCAGAATAGCTGGAAAGTGTTAGCCGAGTCAACGTGTATGAAAGTTCGATAACTCTGTGTCAGGAGTTTGGGGCGGCTGAGGTCGCCCCTTTTTTATTACCAAACAATTAGGATTGAAGGATAGAAGGAAGTATAATACTGTTATGAATAATATTGAATTTACATCTAAAGAACAAATCATCTTTTTTATGATGACTACTTCCATTAGCCTGTCGCATTACGACTACAAGTTCATATCTAATATGCAGTCCTTGACACATGATAAGAAACAGGTCACATCAGGTCAAGCAGACTTATTCGATAAACTATTACACAAGTATAGAAAGCAATTTTTAACTAACGGCTATGATCCGGTTGAGTTAGAAAAGTTATCTTGGAAGTGTGTTGTTGTTCCTAGTCTACCTAAGTATACTAATGCAAATGTTGATTGGGACGATAGTGTTGATATGATGACTATCAGGGTACCATTCAAAAAAGAATTTATATCAAAATTCAGAGCATTAATATCAACATGGTTTCCAGTTGATAGTTTACATGATAGTGCAGAGGCTTGGATCTGGAATAGTGAACGTAAAAGATATGAAGCAAAGCCAAGTACATATGGATTGAAATTAGCATATGAAATACTTCCTCAATATTTTACGACAGTATATCATAACGAAATTAAAGACATCATACAGCGACTGGAAGCACAGCCAGTCAAGTATAATGACCCAACACTAGTGTGTGTTGATGGACACTATGCAGTTGTTAATTCTAACCAAGTGTTAGATAAGTTACTAGAAGAGGTAACGTTAGACAACAGTGCAAAGTGTTTATATCAACTATCACAGTTGGGTATAAAGATAGACAAACCAATCACTGAGGGTAGTCCTCAATTGTTGTTTGCATCTAGTTACATTGTAGAATGTGATATAGATGAGATCAGCGAATGGTGTAGTTGGTTAGTCGATCTTGGCACTAGTGATCTTTTGATGGGACGTGGCACTCCTGCTCAAAGTCACAGAAAAGGTGCCGGTTGGAATAGTATCTATAAAGAATGTAGAGACAATTTTGTCGAACATAATTTAAAGATGCACCCGGCTCAGGATATGTTTGGAGAGAGTGACGGCGAGTATGGCATTAATGGCATGCCTGTATTAGTTCAATTCAATTCTATCATTGAGCCAGAACAGTGTCATGGCGATAATCGCAATGGCAAAATTATAATCATAACAAACGGGAGACCAATACAAATAACATGATTAAGAATAGTAATATAAATAAAAACTTTCACGTTAACTTCATGCCGCTATACCTAGTAGCCGCGGTAATGTTTTTAATGTTGATCGCAAATAAACTTCAGTCGCAAGAGATTGAAGAAGTCATCGTAACCGGGGCAAATGTCTATGAGTCTGAATCAGACCCATCTTCAGATGTCAATCTACTAGAAACAATTATGCCGGCAGTAACAGTGTCAGGCGGATATGGTTCTTTTATGGGTTATACTGACAGAGGTACACAAACAGTACACACGACTATATATAGAAACGGTGTGCCAGCAAACGATGCTGGAAGCGGATGGTATGACTTTGGTCATGACTTTGCTACTGGTAATGAAACAGTAAAGATAGTAAACGGTCCTAACTCAGTCTTATATGGCTCGGGTAGTTTAGGCGGTGCAATCTTTATCACTGATGATCTTAAAGACGGATCGACTATCAGAGTAGGTAGTAGTACGTTTGTAAGTCATACAGGTAACGGTTTTAACCTTAGTTACTTTGATGCAAACAATGATAGTGTCAGAACTGACAACGATGAAAAGGATGGTTATAACAATCTATCACTTAAAGGTCAGAAAGAATATGGTGACTGGAAAGTAAATGTATCGGGTACATCATATGAGTACGATTACGATAATTGTTATACAGCATCTTTTTCACAAACAAATGATTGTGTGCAGTCTGGAAACAAAGGAACCGTCTCAGTAAGGAATGATAACTATACATTTGGTTATACATTTAATGATGCTGAGTATGAAACACAAGGCTTGCAAACTTTTAAAAGTGATGCAGAAAGAGCCTATGTAGATACTAGACACCAAGTTGGGTCTACACTACTAGGAGCAACTGTTGAGTATGAGAAGTATTCAGACTTTGATCAGAATCAAGTATCACTATATTCACTAACGTCTTTCGACTCATTTGATGTCGGCTTTCGTCTAAGTGAAGATGCATTCGTGTATCGTTTAGGAACTGAGTTTAATGATTGGTACGCAAGTTTAGGTACATCATATCGTAACCCAACTCTATATGAGTTAAACGGTGACACATGGACTCAACCTAATCCAACACTAAAGCCTGAAGAAGCAATTGGTTATGAGATTGGTTATAAAAATATAACTGTCTTTAAATACAAATTCTCTGAAGGAATCGACTATAGTTATAGTGACTCTTCCTTTGTCAATACTGGATCATATGATACACAAGGTGTAAGATATGGAAGCAGTTATGACATCGAAAGATTAAACTCTACAAACGTCGGCTTAATGTTAGGCTACACAGATAGTGATCAACCCCGTGTTGCGAAATACAAAGTAGTTGTATCATCTGTAACTGACTTAGGTAGTTATGATATCTCATTTAGATATACAGGACTATTCGACAGAGAGCCAGGTGCATATGACGGTACAGAAATGCTTGATGATGTTAGTTCGTTAGACTACAAGATTGAGAAAGCATATCCGAACTACTTGCTATCTTTTACTATAAGAGATATACTAGACAAAGAGATTGAACTTGTACCTAACTACGCCGCAGGCGGGTTAGAATACTTCTTAACACTACAATATAGGCCTTAATTAGATGCCAGGAATAGCAACATTAAAAATCAAAGATGAAGTCAATCTTAAGATTGATGGACTTGAATTAGATGCTCGTAGGGCACTAATGCAGAAGTTTGAATTTGAAGTTCCTGGTGCAAGGTATATGCCCAGTGTTAAGTTGGGAAGATGGAACGGCAAGGTTAGTTATTGTAGCCTTGCTGGTTCCACATTTATTAATTTACTAGAAGATATCATTCCGATATTAGAAGAATTAAACTACACCATTGAGTTAGAAGATATGAGAGAATATCAGACTCAATTCGATTTTACAGAGATTCAACAAGACACGTTTAAAGAGGTTCTCTGGCCTAAAGGACATGTCTGTGAGGGGCAGTCTATTGAACTACGAGACTATCAAGTAGATGTCATTAACGAGTTCTTAAAGAACCCTCAATCAATACAAGAAGTCGCTACAGGCGCAGGAAAGACTATTATGACAGCCGCACTCAGTAAGAGTGTCGAAGACTACGGTCGTAGCATTGTCATTGTACCAAACAAAAGTTTAGTATCACAAACAGAAGAAGACTACGTTAACATGGGATTAGATGTTGGTGTATACTT